TACTCAATATACACTTAAGCCTCTTACAGAGGAAGTTGCTAATATATTAAAACAAAAAGATATTAAGTATCTGACATATTTAAATACAACTCCACAAAATGAATTTAAAGTACCGGAAACAAATAAAGGTATAATATATGCATATGATAATAATAATGAAGTTATTAATTCCATTACAACTGACCCTGCATATTTTCAATGGGATGGTCAAGAAAAATTATATACTGTAAGTAAGGATAATAATATATTAATGGGAGTAAGTTATAGTGAAGGTCAATTTCCTATTAAAGATACTGATGCATCATATATCGACCCTGCCGGTAAATATCTTATATATAAAGATAAAGAATCAGGTAATTTAGCTAAATGGCCTATCGTAACTCAAAAATCAGCTGACGGTATATATATTGTTAATAAAAATAAATCAATACCGGTAACTGAAAAAGATAAAAATGATATGCTTAAGGCTGATGGATCAACTCCTACTACAGATATTATTAATAAGCTTAAAGTTGGTGATGTTGTAGCAGTAACGTTAAAGTCTGATAATGACAATTCAGCTAGAGTTGTTAATATTAAAGGTATCGATGATAAAATTCTAAATGTTAATGATCATAATAAGCCTAATAGCTCTGATTATAAAATGTCTAAGGATAATATAAAGGATATAGATTATTTTCGGAAATAAATTAATTTAATCCTCTCCTCCCTTTCACCTAAAGGTATTATAAATTAATTTAACCTTTAATCAACTTTTATTTTTTATTGTTGATTTACTGTATACTATATCATATAATTAATGTATGAGATATATATCAACTAAAATTATTGCAATGGGTTCAACTGCTTTTCGTCAATGGAGAGCTGATAGTCATTGTAGATTAATTCATGGTTATAGATTGCAATGTAAGATCTGGTTTACTTCAGATGAATTAGATGAACGTAACTGGGTATTTGATTTTGGTAGTTGCAGAGAAATAAAAAATCTATTAGAAAAGCAATTTGATCATACTACTGTAGTAGCTGCTGATGATCCAGAACTTGAAACTTTTAAACTTCTCGAAAGTAAGGGTATGATTGATTTACGTATCGCTGATAAAGGTGTTGGTATTGAAAGAACTGCTGAATGGGTATATAATACAGTTAGTAAGTATGTTAAAAATACAACTAATGAAAGAGTTCGAATTTTAAAGGTAGAAGTATGGGAGCATGAAGGTAATAGTGCTATATACGAAGAAGTTGAACATAAAGAAAACTTATCTGTACCAGAATCGGAAATTACTACAAACACTGCGATAATCGAAAATAATATTACTGAAATACCGGTAGTAGTTAAGACTGCAGTCATTGAAGACGTTAAGCCGGTAGCTCATGAGCAGCCGAAAACTCCGCCATTATATAATAAAGTAACAACCGGTATGAGTGATCCGTTTGCAGGTACATCATGGGGTAATAAAAAGTAATGGGATTAGGTGATATATATTCAAATAACGTTCAGAAGACCTCAATAGGGATGTCTGGTATATCAGGCAGCTTACCAGCGACCCGGGAGAGAGATCCAAAATCTATAGAATTAGAGAATAATGTATTTGCTCAAATGCAGCAAGCTGTTATAACGCCTGATATCTCAGAACAAAAAAAGCCCGAACCGGTTGTTAATATTCAACCGGTCGGGCTAGAGCAAGCAATGAAAGAATTACTTAATACTACTCAGTCTTTCGACGATAAACTTTAAGATTTCACTTCTTACTATATCATCACCGTTAAATTTAAAGGTAGTAATACCTTCATCAGCACATATTGGATCATCAAAAGCTTTATATATACCTTTAAATCCGCTTTTTTCGCCGATATCAGCTTGAAAAGTATCACCAACTACTAGATATTTACTATCAACACCAAATCGGGTTAGTATAGTAGTTAATTCTGAGTTAGTCATATTTTGTGCTTCATCAATTATGACGCATGAGTTTTTAAACGTTAGACCTCTTGTAAAATTAACAGGTATACATTTAATGTAGCCTTTAGCTAGTAAGTTATTACCGGTATTACCGACTAATATTTCTTCTAGCTTATCAATAAGAGGCATCGACCATGGTGCAAATTTTTCTTGCAATTCCCCAGGTAGAGCTCCCATACTTCTAGAAGCACTTTCAACAATAGATCGTATATATATTATATTATCTACACTTCTGCTGTTAATAAGCTTTAAAGCTGCTAATACAGCTAAATAAGTCTTTGCTGTACCTGCAGGTCCATCGACAATACACATTTTATTATCTTTATGTAAAGCAGCATTCAAAAACTCCTGCTGTCTCGGAGTTAAATTATACTCTTGCTTTATTTTAAAATCTAAATCCCAGCCATCTTTTGGTAGCTCAAAATTTAAATCTGTTTGTATTATGGGTTGCTTCTTTACCGTTTTAGTACTCTTACGAGTAGTTTTTTTAGTTGCCATATACTAATATTTATGTAAATTACAGCAGTGAAAAAATGTATTGTTAAACTGGTATCTGCAATTAAATATAATATTCAACTTGATTTGGACCGGAACTATCATATAATTAGTGTATGGTAGATTTAAATAGAACGCTAAGCTTGAGTGATGATCACGTTTTTTATACGATTGAAGGTGAGGGTAAATATATAGGTGAACCTTCAGTCTTTATGAGGTTATCGATGTGCAACCTTACTTGTAAAGGATTTGCATCTGAGGATTCACCTCATGGATGCGACTCTTTTGTGTCTTGGTCAGTAAAGAATCGTTATACATATGATGAACTTAATAATTACTATGAGAACAATGGGTTTATACAGAATCTTAAGGACGGTGCAATATTAAAGATTACCGGTGGAGAACCATTGCTCCAGCAAAAGAGGTTGATGAGCTGGTTAATATCATTTATCGATAGGTTTAAATTCTCTCCTCGTATTGACTTTGAAACGAACGGCTCGTTAATGCCTTTACCGGAATGGGCTTCATTATATAGAGCAACGTTTACAGTATCTCCTAAGATGAGTAATAACGGTGATGCAGAAAAGCTTAGATATAAACCTGAAGTATTAAAATATCATAACGAACTCGGCTCATGCTTTAAGTTTGTCGTTAATAGCGAAGAAGATGAAAAGGAATTATTTGAGAAATATATTGATAACGGTTTAGTTAGTAGAGAAAGAGTATGGTTGATGCCTTGTTGCGGTAGCCGTGATGAACATACTGCTAAATCTGCAATGGTAGCTGAGTTATGCAAGAAACATACGCTTAAGTTTAGTCCGAGATTGCAGTTAGTCATCTGGGATCTAGCGTTGCGAGTTTAGTAAAAAAAAGCCGTAATATATATTACGGCTTTTTTATGTTTATAAATATCTATTGGCTATAGATAACCGAGAGCTACCAATCTCCTAAGTGTAGGTCCAACAGAAATATAACCAGAAGCTGTTTCTAGTTGAGGTGAGTAACCGGATGCAAAAACAAATTGTGTTGAAAAGCGATCTTTGTCGATAATAGCTAACGTACTACCATGATAGCCAGCGAATAAATCAAATTCATATACAGTACCATTTAATGTAGCAGAAGTCGTAACAACAGTAGTATTTGTACCCTTATCATCAGCATTATATAGAATTTTTGAAGTATTGGTACCTGCTATACCCGATACACCGTCAGTTGCAGATCCAGCACCAAAAATAATCTCATTATTAAAAGATAAATTACTCATATTATTATTTAATAAATTATGCGTTAGATTTACCAGGACTTACACGAAAACTTCGCGAAGTAGTTATTACCTTAACTGTCTTAGTTGCAACTGCTGGAGCTGCAACTGTAGATTCTTTAGTAAAAAGACCAGCTATTTGTTCAATTAATGTTTTTCTATTGAATCTTCTATCTAATTCAATGCCTTTTGTTCTACCTAATTGCTCTAACTCAATTTTAGATAGTTTTGTTAATTCTGTTTTATCCATATTACTATTTATTGTTGAATATATATATATTTTATATTAAATAATTATCTTATGGATATTCTAGTTACATTATCAATCTTCATTGCTGGTTTTATTACTGGCGCACTTACATTCCGCAATAACACTGCAAAGTCTGAGCAAATCGTTAAGGATACTTTAGAGTTTGCAGCAAAAGCTGAACAAGAAGCTAAAGAATTAGCTGCCAAATTAAAGAAGAAGAAGACTACAACAAAGAAGTAAATTTAACGCTACCGTTAAATACAAATCCGTTATATAACGGATTTTTTTTACTTTCTACCACCAGGGGTGAAGTAGAACCCAAT